TAGATAAAGCCTTTTTAAATTGAAAAGCTGAGTATGAACCGCCACGACAATATATGGCAAGACCAAAGCCACAATATATCCGTTCTGAAAAATGGTTACGTTGGGTAAAAACTCAGCCTTGTGTGTGCTGTGGTAAACAAGCAGATGATCCACATCATTTAATTGGTCATGGTAATGGTGTGATGGGAAGTAAAGCAGATGATTTGGATTGTGTTCCGCTTTGCAGAATTCATCACAATGAATTACATCAAAACGTAAAAGCATTTGAAGAAAAGTATGGTTCACAAATAGAGCTTTGGCATAAGTTCTTTTTATACTCCATCAAGATTGGTGCATTAGTGATTGATTAATGGTTTAACAATCAAAAGTGCGGTCTTTTTTAAAGTGAGATTTATATGACAACGATAACACTTGAACTACCATTTCCACCTTCTGTTAATACCTATTGGCGCAGAGTAAATGGGAAAACATTAATTAGCGCTAAAGGACGCACTTATGCTGCACAGGTTGCGTGGATGACTAGACGCTCAGCAAGATTTCCAGCGGGTATTCGTGCTGCAGTAGTGGTGGAAGCATTTATGCCGGATAGAAGAATGCGTGATTTGGATAATCTTTTTAAATCATTATTAGACGCGTTAGTGAAAGCGGGCGTGTTGGTGGACGATAGTGTTATTGATGATTTGCGAATTGTACGCAAATGTGTAGTAAAGGGTGGAAAGGTTTTAGTGTCGATTAAGGAGATAGTATGTTAGATATTGATGTAATTGTTGTTGAGTTCGGTTATTGGGCAACACCAAGACATGAGACAGAATTTCCACGTGTTGCCGCTGGATTTGCAGAAATGAAATGTGAAGCACGTTATGCTCATAAATATCGCATTAATTCTATCTCTGATGACCTTGGTTTAAAAATTGATGGCTACCTTGGCATTATACGCAAGCTAACACCTGAGCTTTATGATGTGTTTGTGTTGACCTACATTAAGCGCTGGGAAAAGCAAGAAATATTGGCTTATCTACGGATTTCAAAAGCGGAATATTTCAACCGACTAAAAACTGTAAAGACATCTTTAATGCTAATGATTGTGAGTGGTGGGAGCGAGTGTATTTGGGTTGTTTAAAATATTTAAATTATTTTTAATAAAACCGCTTGACAGTCTAGACTAAATGTGTATCATATAAGCTATAGTGCGTTTTTTGCACGTTACAAACGCAGAATTGATTTTTAAACCCCTGATGGTTCTCCATCGGGGGTTTTTTATTGCCAAAAATATGGTGGGTATAAATGCAAATTCTCAAAGACATGCCTGTAGAGTCTCAGGCTTATGGTTGGCTAACTGCTTTATTCGGAGCTTTGACTCTGTCTGAATGGTCTATTTTAATTGGTGTTCTTGTCACTATATGCGGTTATATACGTGAATCTCGTTATAAAAAACGAATGTTAGAACTCGAAGAAATTCGAGCGGGCGTTCGTGACAAAAACGGTGAAATGATACAGGGTGATAAAGATGTCAAAACTCAAAAAAGCTAGCGCTTTTGGTATTTGTTTAGTTAGTGTAATTGTTGGATTGGTATATGACTCTGAAGATCGTTCATCTGGAATTATAATTTCCGAGAATGGTGCACGCGAAACTGGTGATGAAGAAGGTTGTAGAACTAATCCGTATCAATGTGCAGCAAAAGAGTGGACATTTGGTATCGGAGCGGCTACTACTGGTGGAGCTAATGTGATTATTGGTAAAACTTATACCAATGAAGAAATCGCAGATCAGTATGCAAAAGATTTGCGCAAGGTTAGTAAGTGCATTATTGATTACTATCCATACAATGAAATGAATCAAAATCAAATAGATGCTTTGGGTTCATTAATTTTTAACATTGGGTGTCAAGGTTCTCGGTTCTACCTAGATAGAGAGAGTGGTCGTTTTAAAAAGACTCAGCTTTATAAAGCTGCAATTGATAAAGATTTTATTCGCATGTGTAATACTTTCCCTAATTATTCCAGGGTGAATGGTAAAGTGCATAAATCTATATTAAAGCGAAGATTAAGGGAACGTGATTTATGTTTATCTCCAGTCAATAAAGTATAGTTGTTATGTGCATGGTTAGCCGGTGCGGTTATGGGAGCTATTAAATCAGATGGCGAAAGCGTAAACAAAAGAGCCTAAACCGCACCGCTATTTATTATGGGGGTTAACATGATTGGTATCGGGCAATATATCAGTAACGGATTCACAAAGGTTTTATTGGTGTGCTCCGTTGTTTCTGCGTTTGTAATTCTTGCATTGTGTGGATGGATTAATCATCAGTCAGCAACTATTGATGGGTTGAATGGAAAGATAAAAACACACCAAGAAACAATTGCTGCACAAAGTCAAACGATCACTCGATTAGAAGAAGATGCTGAGCGAAATAGACAGCTCACATTTGAGCTAAGTCAGGTGGAGTCAGATGCAAGGAGTAAATCAGATGCAGTTATCAAATCTATACCGAAACAAATTAAAGCTAGCAGTGCTTTTAATACTAGTGCTCCTAGCAATGTTATTGAGTTCTTGCGCCAGTAAACCTGTTGTAGTGAGTTGTTCTCAATTACCTGCAGCGTTGACCGCTCATTTAGATAAGACGGTATTTGCTGGTGATACTTATGGTGATGTGACAAAGTACGCGGTAATCTTAAAACGCGAACGTGATATGTGCTTAAACCGTATTGATAAAATTCGGGAGTGGCAAACAGAGAAGTTAAGTAAATAAAAGGTGAGTGACAATACTCGCCTTTTTTTCTTTTGGTGGGAACTATGCCAGCAAGAATACCTAAAGCATGTAGAAAGCAAGGCTGTAAGAATACAACAATCAACAGTAATGGTTATTGTGATGAACATCAAGGTTGTGGTTGGCAAAGACATCAGAAAGGAAAGACATCGTCTCAGCGTGGTTATGGTTCTCAATGGCGAAAGATAAGATCTGTTGTGTTAGTGCGAGATAGCCATCTGTGCCAAGAATGTTTAAAGCAAGGGCGATTTGTAACAGCTACAACTGTTGATCATATAATCCCTAAGGCTCACGGTGGCAGTGATGAGTTAACTAATCTACAAAGTTTATGTAATTCATGCCATAAATTCAAAACAGCGCGAGAACGCTTGAAATAGTGTTTAAAGTGCGGTTGTTTTTGTAAGGGTAGGGGGGTGGTAAAATCTCTATAGGTTTTGCCTATCGAAACCGCCCACCTAACTCAATTTTTACAACCGCGAAATTAAGATTTTAAAGGTAAGCCAAAATGACAGGAAAAGCACTCGTTTCAGGTAGGGGGCGAAAGCCTAAGCCGACAGCAGTGAAAGAGCGTCAAGGCAATCCTGGTAAGCGAAAATTAAATAAAGATGAACCGCAGTTTAGCGAATTTGATGAGCATACACCGCCGCCAGATGACCTAGACGAGAATGGCAAAACAATGTGGGTCTTTGTGTTAAAAGAGTTGATCCCACAAAAAGTATTACTCAAAACAGATTTGCAGACTGTTGCAAATTACTGCATTGCTTACCAAAACAGAAAGCAAGCTAATCGTGATATTGAGAAATTCGGTAGCGTAATTGAATCAGATGCAGGTATTAAACGAAATCCGGCTTTCACCACGCTAAAGGAAGCGATGGCTGATATGGCTAAGTTTGGCTCATTGCTTGGCTTAGATCCAAGTAGTCGCACTCGATTAGTGGGAAATGCCGATAATAAAATCGAGAATCCATTCGCGGAGTTAATGCAATGACAGATAATGTAAAAAAGGCAATTAAGTATGCCAAAGATGTTATTGCTGGCAAAATTCCCGCATGCCGATTTATTGTAAAAACCTGTCAGCAGTTCATTGATGATTTAGAAAATCAAAGTGCGGTTAAATTTCCTTATTATTTTGATGAAGTTAAGGCCGAAAAAGCGTGCAAATTCATTCAATATCTGCCACACACAAAAGGCGAGTGGGCATCAAAACGACAAAATATCACGCTTGAACCGTGGCAACTCTTCATTATGGCAAATACTTTCGGGTGGTTGCGTAAAAGCGACAATCTGCGTCGTTACCGTGAAGTTTATGTTGAAGTACCCCGCAAAAACGGTAAATCAGCTATTTCTGCCGGTGTCGGCTTGTATATGTTCTGCATGGATAATGAGTTTGGCGCTGAAGTTTATTCAGGCGCGACCACAGAAAAACAAGCATGGGAAGTTTTCCGTCCTGCTCGATTGATGTGTAAGAAAACCGATCTTCTTTGCTCGACTTTTGGTATTGAAGTTAATGCCTCTAACTTAAACCGTCCTGCTGATGGTTCTCGTTTTGAACCGCTTATTGGTTCACCTGGTGATGGTGCATCACCTAGTTGTGCGATAGTGGACGAATACCATGAGCATAAGAATGATGAGCTATATACCACAATGTTGACTGGTATGGGGGCGCGTAAACAACCGCTTATGTTTATCATTACGACTGCAGGTTATAACATCGAAGGTCCTTGTTACGACAAACGCAGAGAAGTAATTGAAAAATTATCCGGTGCAATTCCTAATGACGAGCTATTTGGGATCATCTATACAATTGATGAAGATGATGATTGGACAGATGAAAGCGTATTACGTAAAGCAAATCCAAACTTTGATGTGTCAGTGTATGGTGACTACCTAATTAGTCAGCAAAACAAAGCAATTAATAATGCACGTCTAACCAATACTTTCAAGACTAAACACTTGAATGTATGGGTGTCTGCGAAAGAAAGCTATTTCAACATGGTGAGCTGGGAAAACTGCAAGGATGAAACATTATCACTTGAAGATTTCCAAGGTGATGATGTTGTGCTTGGCCTTGATATGGCGCGTAAGCTTGATATGAACTCGCTTGTTAAAGTTTTTGCGCGGGTTATTGATGGTAAGCGGCATTATTATTGTATTGCTCCAGAATTCTTCGTTCCGGAAGATACTATCTATAACACTGATACCGCTTTAAAACGAGTGGTGGACAAATATCAAAAATGGGTAAACAGTGGGCATTTAACTGCAACAGATGGTGCGGAAGTTGATTATCGAGAAATCGAAGAAGTCATCAAAGATACCAATCAAGAGCATAGAGTTTCCTGTGTTGCAATTGACCCGCATGGAGCGATAGCAATCAGCCATAACTTAGCCGATGAAGGGCTTAATCCTATAACCATTACACAAAATTACACTAATTTATCCGACCCAATGAAAGAATTGGAAGCGGCAATTGAATCAGGTCGTTTCCATCATGACGGGAATCCAATTATGACGTGGTGTATTGGTAACGTGGTTGGCAAGACGGTTCCAGGGAATGATGATGTTGTGCGCCCAATTAAAGAAATTCCTGAAAACAAAATAGACGGAGCGGTGGCGTTAATGATGGCAATAGGTCGCATTATGTTGAGCACTGATGATGAAAGCTTTTTCCCAAATGAGGTATTAGAACTATGAGAACTGTCATTTTAGATCTTTTAGGTCTAACAGGCTTTGGCTTGATGTCTTATGGAGTGTATCTCAAATATGGGGCAGATATTGCATTAATTGGCAGTGGGGCATTATTACTGCTTTTAACTATTTTGGCATCGAGAGGTAAACAATGATTTTTGATAAATTATTTAGCACTCGTTCACTTGAGAATCCAGCGGTGCCATTAAGTGCTGAATCAGCTTACGAAGAAATATTCGGAATGCAGCCGACTAAATCGGTTAGTCCTGATTTGGCGATGAAGTTATCTGCTGTTTATGCTTGTGTTTACGTGTTGTCGAGTTCGGTCGCACAATTACCACTGCACGTGAAGTGTAAGAGCGGTGATAAAGTAGAAACAGTAAAAGATCATCCAGCATATTACCTTCTACATGATAGCCCTAACGCTTGGCAGACGTCTTATAAATTGCGCGAATATGCACAAAGTTCTGTTTTGTTGTACGGAAATGCTTATATCCATATTGTTCGTAATAAAAACGGTGAAGTTGTCTCGCTTGAATCATTAGAGCCGTGGAAAGTGCAGTTGCTTAAAAACGGAAGTCGCTATGTTTACGCTTACTACGGTGACGATAAGACAATGAGCCTATCTCCAGATGATGTTTTACACATCAAGTCACTCGGGCCATCAATAAAAACAGGTAAATCAGTCATCCAAACTCATGCTGAGACGATTGGCTTAGGGTTGGACGCTCGAAAATTTGCGAGCGGGTTCTTCGGTGGAAATGCTCGTCCTGCAGGTATTCTTTCGGTTAAGACGCCACTGAATAGCAACGCGTGGGAAAATTTTAAAAAGATGTGGCAAACCGCACAAGAAAAGCTGAGAAGCGAAGAAAATAAAACAATATTACTTCCTGCTGAGCTTGATTATAAGGCTTTGACCGTGTCACCAGTCGATACCGAGCTTCTTTCGATGATGAAACTTAATCGTTCAGAGATTGCCGGTATTTTTAATGTTCCAGCACACATGATCAATGATTTGGAGAAAGCGACATTTTCCAACATCTCCGAACAGACAATCCAGTTTATTCGATTCAGCGTGATGCCATGGGTGGTGAATTGGGAGCAAGAATTAAACCGAAAAATCTTTACTGAAGCAGAGCGTAAAGCGGGTTACTTCGTGAAGTTTAATCTTGCTGGGATTATGCGCGGTACTGCAGGTGAGCGAGCAACGTTCTACCATGCGGCTATCACTGATGGTTGGATGTCGCGAAATGAAGCTCGTCAGCTTGAAGATATGAATCCGGTTGAAGGACTGGATGAAATGTTGGTTAGCGTGAATGCGGCAAAACAAGCAAATAATAAACAAACGGAGAACACAAATGAGTGATGTAGAAAAACGCTCCTACGCAGGCGAAGTGCGAGCGGAAAGCCGAGATGATGAGCCTACGCACATTATCGGTTATGGTTCCGTGTTCAATACTATGTCTGAAGTAATGTGGGGTTTTCGCGAAATCATTATGCCAGGTGCATTTGATGATGTACTTGAAGATGATGTGCGCGGGTTGTTTAATCACGACCCGAATTTCATTCTAGGGAGAAGCAAGGCTGGTACGTTGAGTCTATCAGTCGATGAAACAGGTCTTAAATACGACATTATCGCACCAGATAATCCAACTATTCGTGATTTAGTTATTGCACCGCTAAAACGTGGTGATATTACTCAATCATCCTTTGCGTTTAAGATCGCACGTAATGGAGATGAATGGTATGAAAATGATGATGGTGTAATCATCCGTGAGATTCATAAAATTTCACGCCTTTATGATGTCAGTCCTGTGACTTATCCAGCTTACCAAGAAGCAAGCAGTACAGCTCGCTCACTTGAAGCGTGGAAAGAAGCTCGAGACTCAGGAACAATTGCTAAAGCGGTATCACAAAAAGCCGCACGTGAGCGATTCTTAAGCTTAATTAACGCTAAATAAAAGTAATTTTTATCAATACGAGCCGCAATAATGCGGCTTTTTTCAATTAAAGAAAGAGGAAAAATCATGGCTAAATTACATGAACTTCAAGAAAAACGTCGTAATATCGCGGCTCAAATGCGTCAATTGAATGATGAAATTGGCGAAAAAACATGGACTGAAGAACAACGCACTAAGTGGGATTCAATGAAATCCGAGTTAGGCGGTGTTGAATCACAAATTGAGCGCGAAGAATCATTACGATCAACCGATGCTTTATTTGTTGAAGAGCAACGTCAAATTGAAACTGAATCAAAACCAGTTATTGATGTAGAAGTTAAACGTTCCCAAGCATTTAATTCGTTCTTACGTCGCGGCTTAGGCGAATTAAGTCAAGAAGAACGTCAAGTGATGGCGGAACTTCGCGCACAAGCGGCAGGCACGGACAATAAAGGTGGTTACACCGTACCTAAAGAAATGCAGGCTCGTATTGCTGAACAAATGAAAGCTTTTGGTGGTATCGCGAGCGTTGCTCAAATTCTTAACACTGCAGACGGTCGCGTTATTACTTGGGCGACAGCAAACGGCACCGCTGAAGAAGGTGAATTAATTGGCGAAAATGCGGCAGCAACTGAATTAGATACTGAATTTGGCACAGCTGAGCTTGGTGCGAAAAAACTCTCATCAAAAATTATCCGCGTATCAAACGAATTGTTACAAGATTCAGGTGTGGATATCGAAGAGTATTTATCTCGTCGAATTGCAGAACGTATTGGTCGTGCAGAAGCTAAATATCTTATCCAAGGTACTGGCGTTGGCTCACCTGCTCAACCTAAAGGCTTACAAACTGCAGTTACTGGTGTAACCCAAGCAGCAGCTGCTGCAGTAGCATGGCAAGATTTTAACGCATTGATCCACTCAGTAGATCCTGCCTATCGCAATGTTGGCAATACTCGCCTTGCTTTCAACGACAATACGTTAAAAACGTTGAAAGAAATGGTGGATGGACAAAAACGTCCATTATGGTTGCCTGATGTGGCTGGCGTAGCACCTGCAACCATCTTAGGTCATCAATATGTGATTGACCAAGGCATCGAAGATATTGGTTCAGGTAAGAAATTTGCTTACTTTGGTGATTTCAGTCGTTTCATCATTCGTCGCGTGTCAGGTATGACATTACGTCGCTTAGTGGAACGTTACGCAGAGTTCGACCAAGTAGGTTTCTTAGCGTTCCATCGCTTTGACTGCGTACTCGAAGATGTGTCAGCAATTAAAGCATTAACAGGTAAATAGTTAAAAGTGCGGTCAGAAATGGCCGCATTTTTTATTTGGGGGATGAATGGAAATCACACTAGGCGAAATTAAGTTGCAATGTCGTATTGATAACGATGAGGAAGATGATTTGTTGTCTGCCTATTTAGTTGCAGCGAAGGCGATGGTTGAAAACCACACGAATAGAGTGCTTTTTAATACATTGTCCGAAGAAAAACCAATTAATGCACAAGAAATCACTGGCGATTTGAAAATAGCTATATTAATGCTGATCGCTTACCTATATGAAAACCGTGGTGGATGGAACGAAGGGCAAGGTATAACAAACTTTGATTTACCTCCAACTGTTAAAGCCATCATTGATCGTTATCGCTTTATAGATGTATAGGTGATTAAGATGAACATAGGAAAGCTACGTCACAGAATTATTTTGTTAAAGCAGGTTAATGAAGTGAATGATTACGGTGCAAGTACTCAAACCTGGAAGAGAGTAGCTACTGTTTGGGCTGATGTTAGACCATTATCCGGTCGAGAGTATTTTTCAGCCAAGCAAGTACAGTCTGAAGTTACCACTCAAATATGGCTACGTCATATAGAAGGCATTAAACCCACAATGAAGGTTAAGTTTGGGAAAAGAGAATTTGAAATTCTTTCCGTGCTTAATACTCAAGAGCGTGGCGTGTCTTTACAGCTTATGTGTAAGGAGACAGGTAATGTCTAATTTGTCTGTAAACATCAAAGGTTTAAAAGAGCTTGGTCAAGCAATGAACTCGCTTGAGCGCAAAGTCAGAAATAGCATTGGCGTGAAGGCAATGAGAAAAGGTGGTGCGGTTATTAGAAATCAAGCAAGAGCAAATGCTCCTGTTTTAGAACACAGTGTATCACATCGTAAGCGAGGAACCTTGAAAAAGGCTATTTCTGCTAGGACCAAAATTGGTGAAAACGGTTCTGTAACCACAAAAATTTTTGTCCGGAAGCTTAAAATTAGCAAGATTACAGCTTTTAAAAGTAATGGCCAAAATAGTTCGGCTAACCCAGACGATCCTTACTATTGGAGATTTGTGGAATTTGGCACATCTAAAATGCCAGCCAAACCGTTTTTACGCCCAGCTTTCACTGCAAAGAAAGAACAAGCAAGCCGTGAAATCATCATGACATTACGAGATGAAATCTTGCGAGGTGGGCGTAAATGATCCAAAAAAAACTCTTTAGTGCTCTAAATCCACTTGTGTCAGGTCGTTGTTTTTATGGTTTGATTCCTGAAACAAATAGTACCTATCCAGTCATCGTATATCAATTCCCAACAATATCACCAAATTCAGCGTTAGAAGATGGAGATTTGGATGATTTCACGGTGCAGATTGATGTTTATAGCAAAAATCCTGATGACATTTTCGCTCTGCGAAAGGCTATTTTTACCGCACTTGAAACGGCATTTGATTATGCCGAGAGAGAAAGTGATTTCAGTGACTACGAACCCGATACAAAATTACATCGTCGGGTAATAACTTATCAAATTGCTTATGGAGAATAAAACATGGCAGCAAAAACCACACCGTTCCAAAAAACACGGTTTTATATTGGCACATCCGAAGATGTCGGTAAGAAAATTACAGCTTGTGCTGTAACACCAAATGCAACAATTACTGTCCCATCAAGCGGATTCAAAACTGGTGATTGTGTCTTAGTTACCGGCTTGGGTGCACTAGATGGATATTATCCAGTTAAATCTGTTGCGGCAGATGTAATCACATTGGCCGATGAAGTTGATTGGTCAGCGTATGATCAACCAACAGTATTTACTGATGCTAAAGCGGCATTAGTGAAATGGTCAAATAATTTCTGTGAGCTCCGAAATTTAGAGCGTAGCGAAGATACATTGACCGAAGAAGATGTGACTACCATGTGTGATGATGGCAAAGCCACCGAAGCAGGTGAGTTTGAGTACGGTGAGACTCAGATGAAGTTCTTTACTGCGCCAACATCCGAAATGCAAAAATTATGCCGTAAAAAATTCTTTTCGAAATCGAAGTTCCCTTTCCGTTTAGTTTTCCCAAATGATCAAGGCACGATGTATGGCACTGGTTATTTCAAATCTGGCAATGGTTACTCCGGTGAAACTATGGGTAAATTTGAAAGCGGTGCGACTATTAAGCATACAAAACAGGAGTACCATTTACCTGTAGCTTAATAATAAAAAAAAGCCAAGAGTGATCGGCTCTTGGCTTTAATTATTTGATTAACCTTTAATGCAGGAGAAGTTTACCTGCGAGTAAATTTTAACCATAAAATAGGGTAAATACAATGGATTTGAGAAACAAATTGTTGAAGCATAAACCTAAAGTAACCGAAATTGAAATTCTTGGCGAAAAGTACTATGTAAGAGCATTAAGTGTCGGTGATGTGAACCGTGGATTGTTTGGCCAGCACAAACTATTGTGTGATATTGCAAAAGCACAAGGTATTGAGCTTGATTATGATGATCCTGATGAATTAGGCAAGCAATTAGGAAAAGTTTACGATCCATATCGTTTAGCTCGAAATCTAGCCCTCCGCTTATGTGACAAAGATGGTAATCTATTGTTTGACTTTGAAAATGAAGATGATTTGAAAGCATTATCAAGCCTAGATAATGAAGTTTCCGAAGAATTAAGTCGAGCATTGATGGGCGATGAACCAAAAAACTTAATGACCGACGCAAGTTCCAAATAACTTTATCGCTTGCGTTGGGCAAAACGTTAGAAGAAATCGAACAAATGCCTGAAAAACATCTTCAGGAATATATGCTGTTTTATCAAGAGCAGCCATTTGGTTTGTGGAGAGATGATTATCGCACAGCACAGATTGCTCATTTGTTAGCGTTAATTCATAAAGATCCAAAACAGAAAGCCACAACATTGAACGATTTAATGCCATTTTTCAATGAAAATAAGGCATCAGAAGATAAAGAAGATGATGGCGTAGAGTCTTATTTGTTAAATCGTTGATTATTTAGTAAAAAAGTTGAAAAAATTAGCTACTCCCTATTGATTAAAATGAATGTATTTTGTACAGTATAGGTAAGTAAATAAGGAGGGGTTATGTTTAAAGATGAAATTAAACTTATCCATTGGTTGGGTAAAGAGGCTATTGCGTTTTTAGCTTTATTCTTTGTATTACCTATCATTTTTATCTTGGCTGTAACAGGCATAACCTTGAAAATTTTACTCGGTGTTTCTCTGGCTTACATTACCTTTTTTATT